GCGCACGGCTTCGAGCCGCGCGTCTAGTTTTTCTTACCCCTTTCTGGGGGGGTGTCTTTTTGCTGTTTTGATTGAGATCGTCTCTTTCGATACATTGTACATATGTATATAACCAGCTATTTAAACAATTCCCCAGAATTGGGAAGAAATCAAACCTTCAGTTTTAGTTGTCGTTTTTGAGAGTCTCGACCGACTCGCTTATAGCTAAATAATTTAAACATTACAAAATTCGATAATTTAAACAATATAAAAAACCCAATAATCCTCCTGTTATTCCGTCGTAAGTAGGGAATTACAGTGTTATTCAATGCAAAGGTTCGCCAGATTCCGTGTACATATTCGCACAAAATGGGCTTCTGGAAAGAGCGGACTAGGCTACAAAGAGAGCCGCTTCTTATTGAACTACGAGTGCTGACCACTCGGCGGGATGACGATTTGAGGTAACGGGGCACCGTGGGGGTAGCTACCCTCATTCCGACAGACGCCTTCGCGCGTTGAGGATGGAAATGCTCGATGTAACCTTCCTTTGGTATACTGGAAGATATACTACATTTGTCCGTTGTAAAATCGGACTCCAACTTTTTGTTTCGCTTTTTGCACCATGGTCACAACTACAGATTTTTCGTTTTTGTCCATGGGCTTGTTGTCCAAGTTTCTTGAGGCGTTTGGAGCGTTTCCTTGGCAAACGCTCGTTTTTATGATCAGCATCGTCTGGATCGAGGAATACACCAAACACGAGATACCATCTTCTACATACTTTTTAACTGCGGCTGAGTTGCTGGAGTCACTAATTTTTGTGACCCAGGGTCAGGCAGACTACAAACGAATCATACCAATGCGGTTGATGTTAACCCAATTCCACTTCTTCTGGGCATCTATTCCGCTACGTTACTCATACCCATTACACCTGGCTTGGAACGTCGTCACAATGCTGTGGGGGCAAGACTCGATCATTCGAGTCTTTGGCGCTGGCAAGCGAGCCTGGAGGCCTTTCCGCATAATCGCCTTCTTTTCGCCATACCCTTTCCTTATGAGCTTCGCTGTGTGCGTTTCCCTTAGCTTACCCTCCATGCTATCAGACGCGTGGGACTGTGGATACTTCCCCCTCCTCGTGGCGGTGTTCATCATGAACGTGTGGTACGGCTTCCAACAACAACTCCATTTCACGACATACGCCACTTTTTGGAACACTTTCGTAGAATGCCTTTGTCTCTACTTCGCATTGATTGGCGGCGAGCCGCTCCTCGGAATGCGCGTGTTTGCACCAAGGTATTTCATTCTCCCTTACTACGTGGTGGCCGCCGATTGGCAGCGGCCCGCCTTTGTGGCGCTGACGCCGCGCAATCGCCGCGCGCTACGTTTTTGGATAAAACGCCACCTCGTCAAGGTGCGATCACAGGGCCACCAAGTGCCCCAGTCGCGGGACACCGCCGAACTCAATCGGCTGGCGAGTGAGCTGGTGTGGAAGAATACGATGGATTTCAATGACTTGAGCCCGCTTTTTGTTGCGGAAAGCATAGTGCTGCTCGTACGCGATTTCATGCTGGTGGAATCATGGGCAGACTACATCGCGCTCGCGATGCGTGTGCACCACCTACTCAGACCCGGAGTGGGCGTTTCGGCTTCATTGATCGAGGAGCTCGCATATCTGCGGGCCGTCGCCGGCTTCACGTCCTATCGCGACCCCTTCGCAGGCGACGAACCCACGACGGACGCACCCTACACCAATTGCGGCCTATCGGAGGCGATACCTCGCGTGCTCGCTTGGCATGAGGCGATGCTGCGCACCAGCTTCGGCCGCTCTATGGCCATGTTGCTTCAGGGCCTCCTAGCGTCGGCAGTGCTGTCGCAATCGCGCTCGGCGGTGAAGGGCGCGGCGTGGGTTCATTTGATGTTGGGGCAACAGAGCATCCCGCCGCCGACCAGCCTCAACATGGCAAGCTTGGTGGAGTGGGGCGTAGCGGCTGTGCAACAAATACGCGAAATCCGTGATATGATTTTGCCGGCGATTCATAGCGGGGACCCCGCGCGGATTTTCGATCCTGGAGACCTCGTGACCCAATTGACGATCCGGGTGCGTCAAGCGATCGCTTCACAGGCGGAGTACATGGATGTCGATGGCGTGCACTTCGACCCTCAGGGGTGGGTCGACGAGCTCGAAAAGTGTTCGCTGACCATCCACCATGCGATGCGCGACCGCGCGTTAAAACAGTGGGATGTGTCCGCGATGCGAAAGTTGCTGGCCGATGTGGAGACTACGCTCGTTGATGCCCGGAAAAGGGCCGTGCACTTGCAGTGTCGAAAGCAACCATTTTTCATTTTCGCGTACGGCGCACCGGGGGTAGGAAAGACCGAAAACATCGAGACGGCAGCCTTCACGTGTTTGATGCGCAATGGCGATATGATTCCCGACAATCACACTTACACCGTGACGGGCACGGTGAAGTATCACGACGGTTACAACGGGAACGAGCCCGTAGTGCGCGTCGAGGACCCTACGCTTTCAATTCAGCAGGAATTCGACCCGCTTCAGTTTGTATCGATGATGAAGGGGCGTTATCCTTACGCGCCGAACATGGCAGCGGTGGAGTTGAAGAACTCGCGGTTCGCCACACCCAAAATTCTGATCGTAACATCGAACGAAATCAATCCCGCAACCAATCGGCAATGCCCAGCGGCGGCATTCGCGCGCCGCATAGATTGCGTGGCCTTCTTCGTGGTGAATCCGGAATTCGTGGACAAGCAGGGCATCGGTTTGGATGGCGACAAAATAGCCGCGAAGCCCAACGGCGATTATTATCGCGTGTTCATGGGGCGTTGGGTCACGGATGCTAACATGGCGGGGGAGTTAAACCCCGGCGTGCATTTGGAGTTTGCGTATGATCCAACGCCGGAGGAGGTGGTGGCCGAGCCGAAGAGGAGAAAGTGGTACACAGCGGAGCTGCAAAGGGCGCGATCGCACACGCCGGTAGAATTCAATTCACGGGTGGCGCGGATGTACGTGGAGCACGTCAAGAAGGAGACGGCGGCAGTCGTGGCCAAAAATGCGCGACGCGACAAGATATGCAGTGCGTGTCAAGTCGCGTGGGCAGCCCACGGAACGCTCGGGTGCCCCGATGGGGGCCATTCGGTGGATTACGACAACCCGGCGAAGAAGCTGGCGCCCGGACGGTGGCTCAATGCGATGGATTCGTCGCCACCCATAGAGACCGGGTCGCGGTATGCGCGGTGGTCGCGGAAAGCGGGCGACGGTCTGGCGCACGCGCGCGGTGTAGCTCGCGGGCTGTGGGCCACGGTATCGCATTCGGAGATACGCGCAGCGTGGTGGCGCATGTTCCGGAGTCGCGGTGATGTGTGGGACGCGGCCGCCATCGCAGGCGTTATGGCTCAACCAGCGCGCGGTGTCACGATCGACAGGCTGTTGGCGCTTCGCCACGAATTGTGGTTTCGTGTGTTGGTGGGAGGTGCGGCGCTCTCGGGTGTAGCGCTCGCATTGTCACGAATGATGCCGTTGTTCACAGTGTCGCCGAGTGCCGTCTGCAACGTGTATGTGGCGGGCGGCGCGCCGAAGTGGACGAACGCGGGAAGCGTGGTCTCCCGCGTACCCTGGGCAAAGCCAGCGGCGTGGGGTCGTCCGCCCACCACACCGCGCGTAGCGGGCACCACGCTCGAAAAAGTGCAGCAAGACCTCGACGACCGGATGGTGCGGATATCATACGAAGCGCCGGGTGAGGTGCCCCAAAACGCAATGGGTTACCGCATCGGTGGCACGATGGTTCTGACGCACAGGCACGCGTATGAAGAAACGCGCGCGCGCGCGGAAGGACGTCTGACGGTAGTGTTCACCACGCCGGACGCACTCGGGCCGCACACGGTGTGGATGCCTCGAGCGCACGAAGTGTACCACCCGGCGAGTGGCGACTATGTGGTGTTCCGTTGCGACAACCTGAACCCGAAGCCCTTCTTCAAATACTTCGCGACGCAGCCGGGGGAGGGGATGGCGATGTGCACGACGCGATTGATGCGCGAGCTCGCGAGAGGCGAGGCGCGGTCCACGTGGCGTGATTGGACGTCGCCCGCTGCGGCGACTTTCGTGGGAACGCAGATGTGTGACCTCGGTTACGAGACGACGCGCGGGTGGGAATATCCGTGCGATGTGCGCGAAGGCGACTGCGGATCTGCGTTGGTCCAGGAGAATGGGACGTTCGTCGGGATATGCACGGCCTCCTCAGCGGGGCGACCGGGCCCGCTGGTGGGGCTGTACCAAACGTTCTCCCAGCAAGACTTCGACGCGGCGCACGCGGCGCTGCGCGGCACGAGTCCGATGTTTGACGTGAAGGAGGGGCTCGACGTGTACGACGTGCCCGGAGGCGAGGCGAAGATAGGGGTGTTGGCGGCACGCTCGAGTTTACGGCGGATCCCCGATGGCGCGTGGATCAACGCCGACGTCGTGGGCACGCTGGACGATTACCACAGCGCGAGGAACAAGTCGGGCATGATCCCAACGCCAATGCAACCGTACGTGAATACCGCATTCCCCCGCGTAGCCGACAAGTGGGGCGTTCCGAGCGCAGCGGTGTGCGACGTAGGTGACGCGCGCTATGACCCATTCGACCGAATGTTGGCCGACATGGTTGGACGATCGAGTCAGGAGTACGACCCACAGTTGTTGTCGGAGATACGGGATTACTGGGTCCAATCGGTGGTTCGCCAAATACCGGCGCCTAGCGAGTCGTTTCGATGTGGCCTGCATGAGGCACTGAACGGCGACCCGCTGTTGAAGCGTACTAACGCGGAGACGTCGAGTGGCTTTCTCGGCGGGGGGCCCAAGCACGAACACCTCAACATCGAGCGCGATGGGAACAAAGTGACGTATTCGCTGAAGGAGGATGCGTTGGCGGTGTGGAACAAACTCGGCGTGTGCATGGCGGAGGGTATGGCGCCGCACATGATGGTGCGCGTGTTCCTGAAGCTAAATGAGGTGCGCCCGAAGGAGAAGATCGCGGCGGGTGGCACGCGGACGATCAATTGTGTGCCATTCCCTCTGAATTTGCGCGTAAAGAGCGTATTCGGCCGCCTCTCCGCGTATTTGCAACGTTACAAGGTAGTGACGGGAATCATGATCGGGTTGAATTCCGCCGGCGCCGAGCTAGATGAGGTGTTGGCCAGTATGGCGGGGTCACCCGTGTTCACCGAGGAGATGGCGGATGAGAAATGGTGGGCGGATTGGGACACGAAGCATCAAGACTTGTCGCTCGACCGCCGCCTCTTGGATAACGCGGCCGGCGCATTGATCGACGTGGCTCGCGGGCTAGGTGCGGATGATGAGCTCGTGCGCGAGATGCAGTTTTGGGCGTACGTGCTACTGATGCCGCGTGCGGCGATGAAGGGCGGAGACTTAATCGACATTGCTTACAACAGTTCGGGGCATCAACTCACCACGGAGTTCAATTCGATTGCAGCGCTCTTCGGCTACTTCTACGCAGCGGCAAAGGTGGTAGGGCTACGGGAGGCGTTGCTACACCTTTTCCTGATCGTCTACGGCGACGACGTGTTGATGCGGGTCACGAAGTGGTTGCGGGGGATCATGACGCCCGAGTTATGGGTGCGCGGACTCCTGGAGTACGGGCTGACGATAACACCCGGATCGAAGCGCGCCGACGACAAGGGTGAGTATCGAGCGCTGGGCGATTGCACGTTTCTCAAGCGCACCATTAGCCACGTGGAAGTCGCGCCCGGAAAGTGGGTGTGGACGGCCGCGCTCGATGAGGATTCGATCCTGAAGGGGTTGGCGTGGTACGAGCCGAGCGACCGTGCCCAAGTGACGACGGCCGAGAGGGCGTCTATGGATGCGCCGCTTCCGCGCGTACAGCAATTGTGCGAGATCGTGCGCAACGCTCAGTTTGAGTGGTGGGCGTTTGGGCGCGTGGTGTTCGAGCAACGAGACGAGTGGCTGCGTGGCGTGGCGGGCATGTTGGGATTGGCTCGCGCCATTGAGTGGCGGACCTACGATGGAATCACGGAGGATTACTTCGCGGGCCGCTACACAACGATGACGCTGTGAGCATCGCCCGGTCTTGGGTGCGGACGATAATCAATTCAATCCCCGGAGGGGGACGATTGCTGGGGCCGCACCACGACCTTAAACAAAGTAAGGCCAGCTGCATTAGCGCCCTGAGGTAAAGGCGCGTATAGCAAACACCTAATGTAAATACGCATATTGCCTACGGGCTTCGAACTTGAAGAAAAATGATGAATCAGATTTTAACAAAAAACAACCAAACAAACCAAACAAAACAAACAAACCAAAAAACCCAACAAAACCAAAAAACCAAATATACTTATAAAAATACAATGGATGTGGCATCCCCAGCCCCCCCCGCGGTATCGTCCACAGACGCGCCGCCGTCCCAACCGGCGCTGTTGGAGTTTGCAGACTCAACAGGGGTGGTAGTCGGGGGGTCGCAAATGGCGAGCGAGTTCGACTATTTGGGCAGCGGCGATGAGTCGCTCGCGAAATGGCTTTCGCGACCGGTGCTCATTGCGACCCGTGCGTGGGCGTCGACCGCGTTTTCGGCAACGACGTACGATCCGTGGACGCTCATCATGACGAACGCCATAATCAAGGCGAAGACGACGAATTTTTCGATGTTCCGGGCGACGCTGCACGTGCGCGCGACGTTTGATGGGACGCCCATGCAGGCGGGGGCATTGCAGTTGGCGTACACGCCGGGGACAACCAACAATTCCCAGCAGACATTCGTCAATACGCCGGCCAATTTCAACGTCTATCGAGGCTCGCAATTGCGGAATGTGGAGATCTATGGGAGTGGATCGAGTTCTGGTGAGATCATAGCGCCCTTCTTCTATCGCAAACCATATGCGAGCATCGTTTCAGGCAACGCCGACGTGGCCCAGCTAGGGCGCATTCGCATCCAGCAACTTGTGCCGCTGACGAGCTCGGCTAACGCGGTGGTCGTGTCGGGCACGGTGCAGATTTATGCGTGGCTGACGGACGTGGAATTGCGCGTGAGCACGTTCCTGAATACGATGCACCGCGCGCCGCACGCGGCGTCGGAGGCGCGGCCCAACTTCAACATTTCAAGGCCGGCGACTGTGGTGGCGAAGGCGGCGAGTATGCTGAGCGGATTGCCCCTGATAGGACCGTACGCCACCGCGGCGTCGGTAGTGGCGAGCGGAGTGGCATCCGTAGCGTCGGCGCTCGGGTTCTCTCGCCCGACGGACCTTACTGACAAGGCCGTCATGATACCACGATACGTGGGGGGATTCGCACTGACTGAGGGGGTGGATTCGCCCGAGAAGTTGTCGTCAGACCCGAAGCAAGGGGTGTCGATGGGGTCCGCCTGGCTGGGGTTGCCCGGCGAGCCCGACCCGATGTCCGTGGCGAGTATCGCAAGCCGGGAGATGATCACGTACATCGACACTGCGTCGTGGACGACGTCGACGGCGGTTGGCACGCTGCTTTATTCCAAGCGTGTGTACCCTCACGAGTTCAATCCTGTACTCTCGACGGACACATACGAGGTTTCGCCCATGTCCTATGCGTGCGCGCCGTTTCAGTATTGGACGGGGACCATAAAGCTGCGCATTAAGGCTATTGCGGGCGGGATGTCCCGCGGGCGTCTGCTGATTTGGCACTACCCGCACAATGACGCTGGCTATGTCACTGCCACGGTGGCTACCATCATCAACACGTGCCAATGCTGCATGCTCGATCTTGAGGGTTCGACGGACGTAGAGTTCGATATCAAACCCAGCATGACGAAGCCGTGGATGGCGTTGAATTTGCCGGGACAGACCGGGGCCGAGACGGTGGCAGGTGAACCCACGGCTAACGGGTATATCCTGGTGACGGTCGCGAACGCATTGTCGGCGCCGCTCGCTTCGTCGGTGGGATTGATCTACTATGTGCGGGGCGGGTCGGACTTTCAGGTCGCGGTGCCCGCGCTTCACAATGTGCAGAATTGGGTGTGGAACAACCAGATGGACCGCGGGGGAGCGGTGGACTCCTCGGTGCCGTCGACTGGGCCGGGTGGATCCAACAATCCCACCACCACGTGCAATCTCAACGCGCGGCCGGGTAAGGAATTCCCCGTCGAACCATTCTTCGGGGAGCGGATTGAGAGTTTCCGCGCGATGGCGAAGCGATTTTCTTACTACATGAATTACTATCCAATCGCTTCGGCCAGTCCCGCATCGACGAGCGCGATGATGATCTCGTTCATTGATGATTTCTACGGCTCTCCGAACACGACGACGGTGACGGCAAACTTGCTTCCTTGGACGTGGTTGAAGTATGGCGCGCTCCCGTTCCTGGCGGTTCGGGGGGGCGTGCGCTACAGGGCGGCGATGAACCCCCTTCCCGGGGTGGCGTCGACTACAATGATGGGCGCGCGGCTGGGATTTCAGCGCCAGCGTCTTGGCGCCACAAGTGGTGGGACGTACCTTCAGCCGGGAGTGAATCCAAAAACGGCGATGTTCGCGATGCTGTCGTCGAGCGGGGATGGCCAGTCGTATACGCCCGCGGAGCGCCAGCCAGTCGCGGAGGCGGAGTTCCCGTACTACTCAACGAACCTTTTCACATGTTTGGGTAGCAGTGCGTCCAATTGCCCCACGAAGCATCCGGACGCAATGGGAATTTGGGCTACGTATGGTTACGGCGCGGCGGCGACGACGCCGGTTGTGACCATTGACGTGTACCAGGCGGCCGCGGACGATTTTAGCGCGATGGAGTGGACGGGCGTGGGCTCGGTCTACATGGGAATGCAGTACCCCACCCCGGGAGTGACCCTCACAAGTTACTAACCGGGCGGGTAGGCAGACGGAACGCATCCGAAGTCCGGTTCGCAGGCACCAGAGGGTGTCGTAAGGCGTGAAAGCTTAGGTCCAGTAGCTGCTGGGGAACAAAAGCCGAGTGGTTCGATTATGCTCGTAAAATGTTGTCGCACAGGTGGCTGGTCCCCGCTGAGTGCCCCGCCGGCAGGAGGCCGGCAAAGCAAAATAAAAAATGGAGTAGACCGCTCCCCCGTAAGGGCACTTTCAAGAGTGACAATTCTTGAACCCGCAAGGGTACCCACTGTGGGTAACGATCCACAGTACCAGGTAGGTTAGCTTACCTGGCCGTTTATAACCTTTATGGTTAGGCGGGCATTCTTTTCATTTAATTGACTGCTCGCAACGGCGATCAGTTAACAACTTTACTAGAATGCACAGACATGACTACGGTGTACCGGGGTTTCATGGCCAGACTGGCCGGAATTTTCCTCGCACTACTCGCGTTATCATGGCCTGAG